TTGGCCGTATTACCAAGGCCCCCAGGGTTGGAACTATCCTTTGCGGACTTTCGGTGCTAAGGCTCCCTGTATCCACAGGATGAGCTTGCCTCCCTCGGGGACGGTCGCGGTGTTGAAATTGTCGCGTTGGAGAGTCGCGTCAATTTCGGGACCAGAAACGAGTTTGGATTTTCCGTTCTTGTCCACGGCGATGGTGGTAGCGAGTCGCATGGGTCAGACTTAGGCGGTGATGAGAAGCTCGCCCTGGGTGGCGTCGCCCACGCCGGCACCAAACATGATGTCGTAGCTGGCGAAGTGCGACCGCGAGGCCCGGCTGTACCAGACCGACAGCAGGCAGGAGAGGCCGTTGTTGGTGGTCACCGTGCGCTGCTCGAGGAACTCGCCGGCGATCATGCCGACCGGGAGACCGGCGGCGATGGCGATGGCGTCCGGGCCGCAGACGAACCCGGCCAGGTTGGCGATGCCACCGGTCCAGCGGTTGTTTTCGGCGATCAGGTCGAACCCGAAGCGGCCGTTGGCCAGAGCGGCGAGGCGGCCGTCAGGGAACGTGTTGGCGGCCGACGAGAACATCAGCCGGGCGATGTGGCCACCGTCCAGCACGAGGTTCTTGCTCCGGTAGTTCTTGGCCAGCGCCAGAATCGCCGGGAGGTCCGACGTGTCGAAGTTGGCAGCGGTGCCGATGGTGGTCGGGCTGTCGTAGTTGGCCGAAACCATCAGGCCGGTGACGACATCGGAGATGCCGTAGGCAAACAGGTCGGCGGAACCCTGGGCGAGATCCGCGAGCTGAAAGCCCTGATTCAGCTCGGCGTTCTGGATGCTGAAGATCTTCGAGATCTGGTTCACGGTCACCGTGGTGGCGGCCAAGGTGCTGTCGTCGTTGGTCTCGAAGTTGGTCGCGTTGGTCTGCGCGGCCGAGCCGGTGGTGTACCGCTTCACGCGGACGGTGGCCCGCGGGCGGAGGTTGTCGAGGCCCACGTTGCGGGTGAAGCCGTCCAGGAGCGCCAGGCGGGTGGCAGCCACGGTGATGACCGCATCAGCCAGGTAATCCACCACCAGGGTGCTGGTGAAGGTGTTGGTGTTCTGCGGGGCGTGGATCTGGTTCTGCCGCAGAAGCTCGGAGTGGTTTTCGATCAGCCACTTGCGGCGGTCGGCACCGGCCTTGAAGGTCTTGTGCTTCTCCAGCAGCGGGTTGCCGAGGTTTTCGATGCGCGGGGTGATCGGCTCGGGAGCCGGGGCGGCAGCGGGGGCCTTCGCGGCAATCGCGTTCGCGACGGCCTTGGCGACGATGGCCTCAATGGCCGAAGCGTCGAGCGCGGTGGGGGCGGCAGGAGCCGGCGCGGTGGGAGCGGCCGGCACCACGGGATCGGGGGTCTTGTTGTCCATGTTGTGTGGTGTCTGTGATGTCGGCGCGGTTTTTGCGCCATCCGCGTCGGCGGAAGTGCCGGGCGCGGAAAGTTTCTTCATGGAAGCGGTGACCCATGCGCGGGCCGCGTTGGCCTGCATGGCGGGTTGCTTCTCGGAAATGGAATCGGCCAGGCCGAAGTCGATGGCCTCGGCGGACGTGAACCACGTCTCGGCCTTCATTGCGGCTCGGATCGCGGTCGAGGTTTTGCCGGTCTTTTTCTCGTAGACACCGCTCAAGATCGCGGCGTGCTGGTCGAGAGCGTCGGCCATCTTCCGCATATCGTCGGAAGTGCCGGCGGCCAGACCCGACGGGTCGTGAATCATCATCAGCGCCGCGTCGGCGATTTCCACTTCGTCACCGGCGAGGGCGATGATTGAAGCGATGGAAGCGGCGACACCGACCACCTTGGTGGTGACCGATGCCTGCCGACCGCGCAGCATATTGTAGATGGCCAGACCATCCCAGACGTTGCCGCCGGGACTGTTGATTTCGACATTCAGCGGTCCAGGCCCGACGGCTTGGAGCGTGTCAGCGAACGATTTCGCGGTGACCCCGGAGTTGGAGAACCAGTCTTCGCCGATCTGGTCGAAGATCTGGATGGTCGCCGGCTCGGTTGCGGCGGCCCTCGGGCTGTAGCTCAGCCAGTTGTTGACCTTGGTCATTTCTTCTTCCTCCTTTTCCCACGGTTTTTTGCAGGTGCAACGGCTAGGACGTTTCCGTTAGTGCGCTGGGATCCGTTGCCGTTGTTGTCGCCGTTGTCGTTTTCGGATCGGTCCCCCTCGGAGTCCTCGGCCACGTCGTCGAACGGTTCGGGCGCGATCTGGACCTTCTGCGTCGTGCTGATTTCGGAGACGTCGATGCCGTACTTGATGGCCAAGTCGCGGATGTGCTTGGCCTGCTGCGCCTTGGATTCGAGGGCCGACCGCCAGTCGATGCCGCGGGCTCCGTAGATTTCGTCAAACGTGGTCACGCCGCTGCCAAGCTCGGCCAGTTGCGCGGCAGAGTTGCGGCCAACATCCACGTTGGGGGCCCTGGGCGCTTGGATTGCCACCTCGTACCAGTCATCCGGTGCATTCTGGAGCGTCGGATCCACCCGGATGGCGTATTCCATGACGTATTCCCAGATGCGACGTGCGGCAGACGCCATGACCTGGTGTCGACTTCGGAACCAGACCGACGACATATCAAGCGCCCCACGGTAGACCGTGCCCTGCATCGACTCGGGGAATACCAAGACGTAGGGGATGCCGATGCCGGCGCAGACTTTCTCGGTCCGTTGCCGCCAGTACTCGCGCATATTGACCGACGGCCGGTCGGACATGAACTGCTGGAAATCGTCGCCGTGCTTCATCACCTTCACGGCCGACCCGAAAATGTTCTCGTAGTAGGACTGTGCGCTGCCTTGGGGGCCGGTGCCGCCAGAACGCAGGCTCGTTGCCTGGACTTCGCCGGTGCTGGTCTTGACGACCTGCGCCACGCTCGAGGCCAGCTTGCAGGAGTCCATTTCCAGACGCTGCAGGTCGTCTAGGTCGTGGAGATCGTTGATGACGCAGGCGACGAACGGCAAACCGCGGAGCTGGCCGGCACGCTGCGGCTCGAAGATGTGGACGATGGAATCGGACGGCAGCGACCGGACGTCGGAAAGCTCGCCCTGCTTTTGCTCTTGGCCAACGAAGTAAGCAACGGCACGTCCGGTGCGAGTGTCGAACCGCACACCGTCGAAGATGTCCGCTTTCGACTCTTGGCCGTTGGGTGTGGCGATCTGCTGCGGCTCAATCAGTTGCAGCCTCGGCCGCCCGGTCTCGCCCTTGGTCAGCAGGATGAACGACTCACCGTCGAAGAACCACCCGCGGGCGGCCAGCGACATGAGAGTCCCAAACGACTGCCGGGATCCGATATCCGGGTATCGGCTCCAGATGTCCCACCACTTTTTGGCCCGCAGGTTCCACTCGGGATCTGAGGATGCGGGCTGCACCGAAAAGTTGCTGCCGACCGTGTAGGACTCGAACAGGTCACCAAGGCGGTTCATCACCGCGTTGTTTTGCTCGAAGAACCGGCTTTTTCGGACGATCTGTTGCCGGGTCGATGCGGTGACGTCGAAGCGGGCCGACGTGTAGGACGTGTCGAGGTACGAGCGGCGGATGGAGTTGTTCGCCCCCTCGTAACGGTTCTCCGGTGCCGCCCGGAAACGGTTGATGATGTTCTGGATGAATCCCATCAGGTCATTCCGGTACGGATGAGCGGCTCGCGGCGCATCCAAGTGAAATCGCCACCGTACCGGGTCGTAGAGACCAAGACGTTGGACAGCATCTTGTTGAAGATCTGGGTGTCGGTCGGTGACGCGATGCCGTCGTCACTCAGGAGCTGGACTGCAAGCTCGTAGTCGGCGATCAGGCTTTCCCACATCTCCACCATGTCCGCGGGCGCCGGGGCACCCTTGCCGGGCTCAGCAAACTCGACGGAGACATCCGAGGATGACGTGGAGCGGACGATCTGCCCGGATTCGATGCCGTTTGCCGCGGCGATGACCTTGGCGGTCAGTGCGACCAACAGCGACGACTCGCCCAGCGTCGAAAAGACGGAACGAAGATGCGCCCGCTTGATGGCTACGTTGAACGAGAACACGTCCGCGCCAAAATACGGCGGGACGCCTTCGGTTCAATCGTTAGCATCTTCCGCTGTCTTCAAGTCGTTCCAGAGCATCACCATGGCAAGCTGCATGATTTCGCAGTCGTGGAGATGGTCTGGCCACTTCTGATTGCGCTTCGTCCAGACGTGTTTGATGCGCCCGGCACGGTTGGCCACCGGTCGGAGTTGGTGGCTGTCCAGATGCCGCCAGTAAAGATCCTGGTCGGCCAGATAGGCACCCTGGACCTCGAGCACCGGCGGAATGCCAACGCCCCACTCGCGGTCGATGTCGCCCTTCCGAAGCCGGGAGAGCATATCGCGCAGGTGCTCGGTGTCGAAAACGAGGAGAGGCTGCACCACGTCAGTCCGCATCGACGATGACGTGGAGAGTCCAAACGGATGAACCGCGCCAGTCTTTGCGGTGAACCTGGCCCCTGTCTCGCGCCCCTTGAGCGGCAGCCACCCAACCAGCGCAGGCTTCCGCAGTCCACCCTCGGGCGGATACCGTAGGCCGCATGGGTAGGTGATTGAGTTCGGTGTCACCGTCGAGTATGCGCCGCAGGCATCGTAGACGGCCTGAGTATTGAACCCGGAGTCGATGCCCACGTCCATGTCGTGGACCTCCAGCGCTATTTGCACCCGTCGGAGCTCGGCGAAGTCGTCGGCGTACCCGGCAGCGACCAGCACGCTGTTGCCGTCCTTCCATTCACGGCACACCCACCACAGGAACGGCGCCACGGCCTGGACGTCGGCGGTCAGATACCGGCGGCCACCCTCGAGGTTGACCTCGGCCGATGTTTCCGGGCGCTCCTGGCGAACGTCTTGTTGCTCCCACGGCTCGGCCAAGTTGCCGTTGATGAAGCCTTGCAGCCCAGCCATGGACGCCTTGGCCTCGAGGAAAGCGACGGCCAGATGGCCCCAGGTGCATTTCCGGTCGGGCGAGTAGAGGCTCGACAGGTGGTAGGATCGGACGCCCGGGAGAGCGGCGGTGTTCTCGGGCATCCAGCGCCCATGACGCAGCGCTGCCACCTTCTGGGCGTCGGTGATCTTACCCTGGCAGAGCTGGCAGACGTAATGGGCCGATGCGCGGACCTTGGCCAAGTCATGCTTTCCGTCCTCGGTCTTGTGGTCCTCCCAAGTGACCTGCCGCCACTCGAGCTTGATGGGCTCCCGGCAGTGTGGGCACGGGATGTAGAACCGCCGCTGGTCGCCACGGAGGAACCGCTGCCAGATGCGCCCTTCGACCACGGTGGGCGTCGAGGTCATAAACGCTTTCGAGCTGCTGAAGCTCTTGAGACGCTGTTCGGCCAGGTCGAGCGCATCGGCCTCCTTGGCGGTGGCCTCGGCGAACTTGTCCACCTCGTCTGCAATCAGCACCCGTACCGGCCGGCTGGCTAGGTTGGCCGGGCTGTTGGATCCGACAAAAGTCAGGGTCGACCGGGTAAAGTTCTGCTCCAGGTTGGTGATCTTGTCCGCTTCGGCCGGGAAGCACTCTAGCATGGCCGGGCTGTCCTCCAGCATTGGGAGCCACCGGCTCTTGGAAAACGACCGGGCAAGGTTCTCGGTCGGCATCAGCCACAGGGCCGGGCTCGGCTCGTTGGCGATCAGCCATGATAGACCAGCCATCAGCGTGGTGGTCTTGGACGTCTGCGATCCCCAGCACAGCGTCACCTCGGAGACCGATGGATCTTTCCATGCTTCCATCGGCTCCCGGGTGTATGGGCGGACCGACGTGCTGAACGGGCCCGGGTGCTCGGTCTGCCGGGCGGTAAGGCGGAGGTTGGCCTCAGACCACTCGACGACGGTCTGCCGCGGCGTCGGGCGGTAGAGCCCGCGGCGGAACTCCAGGAGACTGCGTTGGAGGTCCGTCAAGCTCACAGGAGGCGTCCTTCGTGTTGGTTCGATATTCTGGCGTGTGCGATCTTGTGGTATTCCGGGTCTCGCTCAATTCCAATAAACCCAAATCCTTCAATACCCGCAGCCTTACCAGTGCTGCCGCTGCCCATAAACGGGTCAAGCACCGTGCCGCCCGGTGGGGTAACAAGTCTGCAGAGGTAGCGCATCAGGTCGGTGGGCTTGACGGTGGGGTGAGTGTTTTTCCTCGGGCGCGATTGCCT